ATGTTTTCTACATCAGTTACAGATGATATTCCAGATGTTATATCTCTTAATGATTGTCTATAAGTTTGCCACTCTGTTTTTTTAGTAGAATTCAGAACAGAATCAGCACCTTGAGTCCAATCAGACTCTAATAATAATTGATTTCTTGTTTGTCTTAATAAGTCAGTATAATTGTCCAGACGAAGTTGCACCGCTTGTGCTGTTGTTAAACCAACTAAAGTTTTAGCGATATCATCTGTTGGGTTAGCAGCGTTCTCTGCTGCTTGTCTTTCACCCTCTGCATATAATTCATCTATGTTTGATGCAACATATTTTTTATATACCTGACCATCAGCAGCAGTGTATTCGACTTCGTTCCAAGATGTAGTAATCATTTTTCTAAAATTAAAAAGGTGAACTTGAGGAATTATTCAGAGTTCTTTGAGATACAGAATGTCTTCTATAATTTTTAGGATCTTGTTCACTCATAAAAATAATAATTCCCCCTTCAGTGTAACCAGTATTATTACGATCAAATCTTAACCAAGTTTTATTATTACCTGTAACTCCTATGTTTGTAAGACCGTAAGATCCGATGTTACCTGCTCCAAATTTATTATAGTGTATTGATATTGGGCCTCCAGATGGGCCATAAGGATACCAACCAGCACATCCAAAGAACACCCCATCACCGTACATATATCCAGAATACTCCATATAATTCATAATACCTGCATCATATGCTTCGCTTAACTCGATATGTAAATATCTGTAAGCACGAAAATTAAAATTACCAAGCATATACATTGGTTTTGGATCATGCACATCAAATTCGTTACTTGGACTACCACTCTGCCCGTATCTTGAGCTTTTTAATTTGATTGGCATTATGACACCTCCCTCATGGTTATTGCGAATTTTTTACCAGTACGATTATTTATCATAAAGATATCATTTTCACCCTCTTGTAAAGTCCAGTCACCCCAAGTTCCATCGACATCATTTGATGAACCTTTATTAGAAAAATGTGCGTCTCCAACGAATAAATCTTTCCAACGATATGTTGATGTACCTAAATCGTAAGTATTATCAACAGCAGGATAAAATGCACTATGTGAAAACAGAAATCTATTAACTCTTGAACTATTATTACCAGTTGCTATTTGTAGATTATAACCTGCTATAGTACAATTACCAGAGGAGTCAGCACCAAGACACATTTGACTTCCTGTATCCGCATAACCATTAGACAATCTTAAAGTGTCAGGAATATCAATTCCAAAAGCCGCTGTTGCAAGTTTCTCAGTCGCAACACCACCTGACTGATGATATAATTTAACAGTGCTATTATCTGTACAATCAATATATAAAACACCACCATTATCACCAATTTGAATTCTATTGGATCTGATGTTCATTTGATTACCACCACTATGCATCGTTGCATAAGTGCCATCAAAGTTTAGATAAAAATCTCCAGCACCTGTTTGTGCTCCACCAAGTTCGATCTTTAAATTATCAGGCATTTTTAGATTACCTGTTGATGTGATGCGAAGTCTCTCACTACCAGCAGTACCAAAAATTAACGAATCTGATGCATGTTGATAATTCATATAACCACGATATTGATCAGCACTAGAAGTGCCATCACCAAACTGAACAAATGAATTTCCGTTAGTTGGGTTTGCAAATATACCAATACCACCAGAACCAGAAGATACTGAACCAACACTTATCGTCTGTGTGCCTGCATTAGAATCAGTATCATCACCCACTCTTAAATCAAAAGCACCTGCTGGCACTTTAAGATTTCCACTTGAGTCAATGCGAAGTCTTTGATTCGTTCCATTTGTTTCAAACGCAATACCACCATAACCATTTAATATAATGCCACCTAGTGTGTTATCATACTTCATATAATGTGATGTTCCATCACTAGCAAAACTTATTCTTCTTCCATCTGTTGAACTTTTTATTAATAAATCATCACCATCAAAAGTTAAGTTTGCTTCACCAACTAAGTTAGTTCCACTTCCACCAGTTACAATTCTATTATCTGCGTTACTTGATATTGATGCATTAGATCCTGCAGCACCAGTAGCACCCTGAGCTCCAGCAGCACCCTGTGCACCTGTTGGTCCTGCAGCACCTTGTGCACCTGTAGGTCCTGTAGAACCTGTTGCACCTTGAGCACCTGTTGATCCGACTGCACCTTGTGCACCTGTAGGTCCTGTTGAACCTTGTGCTCCCATACTAGCAGAATATCTTACCCATACAGATCCATTCCACTGAAAAGTTACACCGTTTGCAGTGTAAGTATCTCCGTTTGAAGGACTATTTGGAAAATCGAATGCAGCCATTATCTACTTTTTTAGTTATTTATTATGGTTTAGTTGGCCAAGTGATGTTTTCTACATCAGTTACAGATGATATTCCAGATGTTATATCTCTTAATGATTGTCTATAAGTTTGCCACTCTGTTTTTTTAGTAGAATTCAGAACAGAATCAGCACCTTGAGTCCAATCA